AGCTGGCGACCTGCAAGACGAGTGGCTGCCAGTACGCCGAGAACGAGGCGGAGTATCGCAAGCTCCTCAGGGTCGCGATCCTGGAGGAGCGGGCCAAGGGGACCCCGGTGACCATCACGGGGGACCTGTGCCGGGGCCGTCCGGACATCGCCGAGGCCAAGCGCCTGCGCGACTGCTCCGAGGCCATCTACAAGGCGAGCCAGGAGGCAATCAACGTACTCAAGCTCCGCATCCGGATGATCGACGCGCAGATAGCGCGCGTCTGGAGCAGCGGGGACGTTACCCAGGGAGGGCGACTATGAGCATCAACAGAGTGAGCATCAGCGGAAACCTGACGAGGGACCCGGAGCTGCGGGCGACCGGCGGGGGGACGCAGGTGCTGAGCATGGGCGTGGCCGTCAACGACCGTCGCCGCAACCAGCAGAGCGGGGAGTGGGAGGACTACCCCAACTTCGTGGACTGCACGGTCTTCGGGGCGCGGGCCGAGTCGCTGGCCCCGTACCTGGCCAAGGGGTCGAAGGTCGCGATAGACGGCAAGCTGCGCTACCGCAGCTGGACTGACCAGCAGACCGGCAAGCGCCGCAGCGCGCTCGAGGTGGTGGTCGACGAGATCGAGTTCATGAGTCCCAGGCAGCAGCCCGCCTACCAGCAGCAGCCCTACGCCCCGCAACCGTACCAGCAGCCGGCGTACGCGCAGGCGCCGGCCCCCGCCCAGGCCCGCCAGACCTACGCCCCGCAGCCCGCCCCCGCCCAGCCGGCCTACGCGCCGCCGCGCGCCCAGGCCCGCGCCGCCGCGTCGGCGCCCGTGGCCCCCGCCCCCGCGACGCAGCAGCCGGCGGCGGGCCTCTATGACGAGGACATCCCCTTTTAGGGGCGGAGGGGACGAGGACATGCAGCTGCTTGACTCGATAGTCACCGGCGCGCTCATGCTCCCGGACGTCCGAGACCAGAAGGACCTCGTGTGGGCGGCGGTGTCCTACATGGCGAGCGGGGAGGTCCCCGGGGAGCTGAGGCCCACCGCCGAGGCCATGCTCGTCGCGAACCTGCCCGCCCTGGCCAACAGCCGGGCGCGGGCCCTCGCGGGGGCCGTGGGCGGCAGCCGGGGGAGGACGGCCCCGAAGGCCGCCCCGCCGGCCGAGGAGGGGGACGACGTCCCCTACGCGGAGATCGTCTCCGCGCTCAACGAGGCCGCCGGGACGCACTACAAGGCCGGCTCGAGGCGGACGAGGGAGCGCATAAGGGCGCGCTGGGGCGAGGGCTTCCGCCTGGGCGACTTCCAGGCCGTGGTGAGGACCATGGCGGCCGAGTGGGGGGACGACGCCAAGATGTCCGCCTACCTGAGGCCCGAGACCCTGTTCGGCCCCAAGTTCGAGAGCTACCTGAACAGACCAGCCAGAGACAAGGCGAAGGACGGCGAGGAGTATGACGACTACGACTAGGAAGAGGGCCTGCCCCCACTGCGGCCGGGAGCTCTCGGAGCTGACCGTGACGCTCGCGGGGCGGGAGATGTTCGCCGGCTACGAGCCGTGCGGGTGCGAGGGGGCCCGCGCCGAGCGGGCCGCCGAGCTCGCGCGGGAGGAGGCCGACAGGCTCCGCGAGCGCGAGGAGTCGAGGCTCAGGGCCTACCGCAGGGCGGGAGTCCGCCCGCGCTTCGAGCGCGCCGAGTCGCCGCTGGCCGAGGGGGTCCTGGCGGGCGTGCGCCGGGGGCGGGGCGCGTACGTCTGCGGACCGGTGGGCACGGGCAAGACGCACCTCGCCTCGGCCGTGGCCCGCATGGCCGTGGACGCGAGGATGAGCGTGCGGGTGACCGACATGCCCGGCATCCTCGCGTCTCTGCGCGCGACCTTCGGGACCTCTCGGACGGAGGGCGACGTGCTCGGCTCGTTGTCCCGCTGCGACCTGCTCGTGGTGGACGACCTGGGCAAGGAGCCGCCGACCGACTGGGCGCTCTCGCAGGTTTTCCGCGTGGTCAACGACCGCTACGAGACCATGAGGCCGATGGTGGTGACCACCCAGTACGGGCGCAAGGAGCTCATAGGCAGGCTCGGCCGCGACGGGGACCCCGGAACGGCCCTGGCCATAGTCAGCCGCCTGCGCGAGACGTGCGACAGGGTGGAGCTGACCGGGAGGGACAGGAGGATCGAGAATGGCTCGCGTTGACACGCTCCCCGAGATCCTGCGGCCGCTCATGGAGGGCACGAGCGTCGAGGCGCCGTGCTGCGCCGTGTGCGGCAGGTCGTGGCCGCTCAACCGCCACCACGTCGTGCGCCGGGGGGCCGGGAGGCTCTACCGAGACGGCATAGAGGTGCCCAAGCCCACCATCATGCTCTGCGGCTCCGGCAACGCCTCGGGCTGCCACGGCCTGGCGCACCAGAACCGGCTCCACTTCCGCTGGGTCAGGGCGTCCGACGGGTTCAACCGCCCCCGCCCGCAGGGCTCGGGCCACTGGGAGTACCTGGTCTGCGACGTGCCGACCAAGTACGCGACCGCCCTGTCAATGGGCGGCTGGCGGCCCCTGGGGAGGTGGGCGCGGTGAGCTGGCGGGAGGACGGCGCCACGGCCTACGCGAACGAGCTGCTCGCCGCCGAGGAGCACGAGGGCCGGGACCTCAGACCGCTCGTCGACGAGACGAGCCCGGCGGACGGCATGGTGTGCCCCGAGTGCGGCAGGGGCTTCGTGGTGGGCGCTCTCGAGCACGACGGCGAGTGCTTCGAGGACCTGGACGAGCGGTGGGAGGCCGTCGCGGCCTTCTGCCCGTTCTGCGGGACGGACCTGAGGGGGGAGAGACGATGACCGACGAGGAGGCCCTGGACAGGCTCCGGGGGTGCGCGGGGACCTACGAGGACGCCGCGAGCAGGGCGCGCGACGTCGTGGACCTGATGGAGGGACTGGTCGCCGACACGAGGTGGAGGCAGGACGGGGGCGTCGAGTACCTGCTCAACCTCCTGTTCGGCATCTCCCGGGAGATGGCGGCGGCTGCGCGCGACGGGAGCGTCACGCGCGACGACGCGGCCCGGTGGGCAGCTGACATTGACAAGGTCACCGAGGAGCTGTGCGGGGAGCCCGGTCACATGAGGAGGATACGGCTATGAGCGAGGGGACCAGCACGGCCACGGCCGCGCTCGGTGCGCTGTCCGGAATAACGATCCTGCACGACGGCTTCGCCGCCGTCGTGCGCGGCGCGACGGAGGCGGCCTACGAGGCGGAGATGGCGACGCACGACCGCATGAGGTTCGGGGAGCCCGCGCTCCCGCTCGTGACGGGCCCGGGGAGCTTCCGCAGGGACCTGGACGAGACGTTGAGGGTCATCGGGGAGGCGGCGCGATGAGGCAAGAGCAGTCATTCTGCCCGCTGTTGGCCTGCATCAATGGGGGCTTCCCCATCGAGTGCAGCCCGCACGCGTGCATGTGGGCCGTGGAGTACTGCGGCGAGACGGCCTGCGCGCTCGCCGTCATGGCGGCGGAGCAGGACCCGCAGCGCATAGGGGTCAAGACCATAGGATGCGAGGAGGACTCGGATGCGTAGCGCGGAGGAGATGGCGCGGGACGTGCGCGACCTGTACTCATGCCTCCGCGATGACCGCACCATGGCCCTCCTCGGGGCCAGATCGTCCGAGTCCAAGGAGGACCGCTGCTGGTACGGCGGTATGGCCGATGCGGACGAGCGGGTGCTCGACTATCTCGAGATGCGATTCGCGGCCGATCTAGGCACGACCGGCAGGCCGACCGATGAGGAGGTGGGCGCATGAGTGAGACCGACGACCGCGAGCGCGTGGGGCTGGCCGAGGACGGCACGTACCGGGTCGGGTACGGCGGCATCCTGCCCACCGAAGCGGGATGGCGCACCGTCTGGCCCGAGGCGGTGGTGCTGGCGTCCGCCGACGCGTCGTGCGGAGCGAGGCGCTACGCCCCCGAGCGCACGTGCACGCTCGCCTACGAGGGGCGCTCGGGCGGCAGGGCCGTCCGCAGGTGCTCGGCATGCGGCCTGCTCGTGGGCGGCACCAGCGACTACTGCCCGCACTGCGGGGCGCGGGTGGTGGAGCCATGAGCCCGGACGAGGCGGTGGGACGCATGCGCGACGCCTGGGAGGGTCGGTGAGGCGCCGGGCGAGGACTTGGCGGGAGTCGGCGGGGACGGCCGTTGCGGTCGCCTCCGTCGCGCTGCTCGCGGGGGCGGTCGCGTGGCTCCTGCTGACGTCCCTGACCGAGGCGGTGCGCTCGCTCGCCGTGGCGCTCATCGCGGCGACGTGGGCCGTCGCCTCCGCGTGAGGCCGAGGGTGCCCGTGAGCGGGGCGGGAGACTTGGGACAGATGGTTCATGTGGTGCAAGTTCTCGGACTCTACACGAAACGGGGGGCCGCGGCGTGGCGAAGTGGACAGGGTGGACCTACGAGGAGTACCGGACGATGTGGAGGCACCCCGACATGAGCGCCGACGAGCTGTCCGAGCTGATCCCGCGCCACTCGCCCAAGGCGATACGCTCCGCGCGCCACCGCGTCGGGAGGTACCGCGCCAACGGCTTCACGCCCCTGTGCCAGAAGTGCGGGGAGCACCCCGTGGCCGAGTCCGACCCGTGGGCCCGCAGGCGCGGGCTGTGCGCGTCGTGCGCCCTGGACGAGAAGGAGTGGGAGCAGCGCCACGCCGAGGAGCTGAGGCGAAGGAACGACGCAAGGCGCCAGAGGCTGTGCAAGGCCCGCAGGCTCGAGCGCGAGGCCAGCGGCTCGTAGCTGGCAGCGGCTCGGCAACGGCCCTGCTCGCGGTGAGTGCGGCCGGAGAATGCGGGCATGGGAAAGGGCGGAAGGGACAACCTCGTGCCCCTCGTGGCGGGCACCGAGAGGGCCCGCGAGGTGGCGTCGGCGGGCGGGAGGGCGGTGCACGCCGCCGCCCGCCGCAGGCGCGACATGGCCGAGCTCACCGCCACCCTGCTCGACTCGAGGCTTCGCCCGGGCATGTCCAGGAAGCTGCGCGGCGTCGCGCCCGAGCTTGCCGACGAGGACGCCACGCTCGCCGCCCAGATGGTGGCCGGCCAGATCAACGCGGCGGCCGCCGGCAACGCCCAGGCCTTTCGCGCCATCATGGAGCTCGACGAGGCCCAGAGGGGCCGCGCGTCCGAGGCGAGCGCCCCGTTCGTCGCGGACTTCGGGCTGCTCGTGGGCCCGCGCTTCCTCGTTGCCCACCGCGCGGTCACTGCCGGCCTCGTCACCGACCTGTGGCTCGACGGCGGGCGCGGCTCGCTCAAGAGCTCCTACGCCTCGCTCGAGCTCGTCAACGTGCTGGAGCGCGACCCCGACGCCAATGCGCTCGTCATGCAGAGGGTGGGCGCTGACATCCGCAACGGCTCCTTCGCGCAGGTGATGTGGGCCCTGGAGGCGCTGGGAGTCTCGGGCCACTGGACGGCCCGCCGCTCGGCGCGCTCCATCGTCAACGACCGCACCGGTCAGCTGATCCTGTTCCGGGGCGGCGACGACGCGCGCAAGACCAAGGGCGTCAAGTTCGGGCACGGCTACTGCGGGGTGCTGTGGCTCGAGGAGGCCGACCAGTTCCCGGGCATGGCCGACGTGCGCACCATCCGCCAGTCCGTGACGCGCGGAGGTCACGTCCTGCGCATGTACACGTTCAACCCGCCCCGCTCCAAGGACAGCTGGGCCAACGTCGAGGCCGACCGCGTGGCGGCGAGCCCCGACCCCTCCGAGATGCGGGAGAGCTCCACCTACCTCGACGCCCCGCCCGAGTGGCTGGGCGAGCAGTTCCTGGAGGACGCCGAGGGCCTGCGCGAGGCCGACGAGGAGGCGTACCGCCACGAGTACCTGGGCGAGGCCGTGGGCGTGGGCGGCGCGGTCTTCACGCGCGCGGCCTTCGAGGAGGTCGCCGACCAGACGATAGCGACCTTCGACAGGCTCCACGCGGGGCAGGACTGGGGATGGTGGCCCGACCCGTGGGCCTTCGTGCTGTCCGCCTGGGAGCCGTCCACGCGCACGCTCTACAGCTTCCGCGAGGCCGGGGGCAACCGCCTGCAGCCGCCCGACTCGGCGGAGATGGTGCGGGCGGCGCTCACGTGGCCCGAGGAGACCCCCGAGGGACGCCGGGAGCCGGCCTACCACCCGCTGCCGGTGCTCTCCGACGACGCCGACCCGGGCAGCATACGCGCCCACAGGGACGCGGGCGTCAACGCCCGGGCGGCCGGCAAGGGCGGCAACCGCATGCGCTCCTACGAGTGGCTCGCAGGGGTGCGCTGGGTGATCGACCCAGTGCGCTGCCCGCGGCTGGCGAAGGAGGTCAGGGCCATGACCTACGACCGCGCGGCGGACGGGACGTGGCTCAGCTCGATACCGGACGGTGACGACCACTGGGTCGACGCGGTGCGGTACTCCGTCATGCCCATCGTGACCAGGGCGGGAGCATACGGCACAGACAAGCAAAGAAAGACGAGGTAGGAGGCCGTTTTGGCTGTTTCCAGCGAGTACAGCGCGCCGTCGTGCGTCCGTCGGTGGCTCGAGTCGGCGGGCCGCGGGCCCTACTCGGCCATGGAACCCCAGGTCGCTGAGTGGTGGGGCTGGTACACGGCCACGAGCGGGTGGTACTCGCGCGTCGAGCCCGACTACTCGACGGGGGCCCCGAGGGCGCGCAGGTATCGCGCCTACAGCATCCGACCAGCCCGGCGCGTGTGCCGGGAGTGGGCGTCGCTGCTGTTCGACGAGGGCACGAGCTTCGCGGCCGAGGGGCCCGAGGCCAACGCGTGGCTCAGCACGTGGGCGGCCTCGACGGGACTGCTCGCCCTGGGGCAGCGGTGCACCGAGCGTGCCTTTGCGCTGGGCACCGGGGCGCTGGCGCTGTCGTTCGACGTGCCGGAGGACGCGAGCCGGCCGGTGGCCATGCGCCCGAGGTCCTACGACGCGCGCATGGTACTGCCCCTGTCGTGGGACGGCGAGGGGACCACCGAGTGCGCGTTCGCGACGAGGGCGCACGCCGGCGGCCACGCCATCACGCAGGCGACCGCCCACGTGCTGAGCCCGGAGACGGGCACCTACCACCTGCTGACGGCCACCTTCGACGAGGAGGGGCGGCGCGTTGCCGTGCCGGGGGTCGTGGCCGACCTCGACACCGAGCAGGCGCTGCCGACCTTCTGCCTCGTGCGCCCCGCCGTGGACAACCTCGTCGAGGACTTCTCGCCGATGGGCCAGAGCGTGTTCGAGGACGCCGTGGACGCGGTCAAGGCCGTGGACGACGCCTTCGACACCATCGTGCGCGAGCTGGCCGTGACCAAGCCCAAGGTCTTCATGGCCGACCAGCTGCTCCAGGACTTCACGGACGAAGGCGGCAACCGCGTCGTGGCTCCCATGGCGCCCGAGGAGACCGTGATACGGGCCGTCAGCGGGTTCAGCGGCGAGGACCTGATCAAGACGTTCCAGCCGGACATCCGCGCGACCGAGCTGCGCACGATGCTCGACACGGCCCTCGCCGAGCTGGGCGACCTCACGGGGCTCGGGCAGAGCTACCTCACGCTCGACCACGAGGCCGGGCTCAAGACCGCCACCGAGGTGTCCGCCGACAACTCCGCGCTCATGCGCAACCTGCGCAAGCACGAGGTCAGCGTCGGCGCATCTCTGTCCCGGATGCTGACGGCCGCGTGCTCGTGCGCGCGCTCGCTGTGCGGCGTCGAGACGGGCGAGCCCGGCATAGTGCGCGTCACGTGGGACGACTCGATCATCGAGGACACCCCGGCCGAGAAGGCGCAGTTCCTCTCCGAGGTGTCGGCGGGGCTGCGCAGCCCGTGGGAGTACCGCGTGCGCTTCTGCGGCGAGGACGAGCAGACCGCGCGGGAGCGCGCCGAGGAGGCCGCGACGCGGGGCGGCTCGCCCGCGACGTCGGGCCTCGGGCTCTAGGTGCTCACCCCCGACCAGATATCGCAGGTGGGCGGGGCCGTCGAGGCGAGCGCCGCCAGGACCGTCGACGCGCTGGTGTCGCTCGTGTCCTCGCGCGTGGCCCGGGCCGTCATGGACGGGGACCTCGCGCGGGCGCTCGTGGAGTCGGGCAGGCTCCCTCAGATAGTGCTTTCCGCGCTCGGGGCCGACCCGCTGCTCGCCGCGTCGTGGGCGGCCAGGACCGGGGGAGCCGCGCTGGCGTCCTCGCTCGCGTCCGACGCGGCGGCCATAGGCGTGCCGGCCGAGAGGGTCGCCGACCTCGCCGGCGGCGCGCTGCCGGCCCTCGTGGGCAACGTCCGGGAGTGGCAGGTCCGGGCCAACCTGTCCATGGCCGATGACGCCCGCCAGTCCTACTACGGCATCGTCTCCGACCTGCTGCCGAGGGTGGCGCGCTCCGAGATGGGGCGCGAGGAGGCCGTGGCCGAGGGCGTGCGCCGCATGTCCGAGCGCGGGGTCTGCGTCGTGCGCCAGGGCAGCGGCAGGCGCGACCGGCCCGAGGTGGCGCTGCGACGCCACGTCGAGACCCAGATCAAGCACGCGGCCGCCGACGCGACCACGGAGGCGTGCCACCGGCTCGGGGTGCGCCTCGTGGAGGTGGACAGCCACGTCGGGGCGCGCCCCACGCACCGAGAGTGGCAGGGCCGCGTCTACGGCCTGGACGGCCCCTGCGAGGTCGGCGGGGTGAGGTACCCCGGGCTGGCCGCGAGCGGGGCCGAGGCGGGCATGAGGGAGCCCAACTGCCGCCACTCCATGGCGCCCTACGCCCCGGGCCGCGCCCGCAGGTGGAGCGAGACGCCCGACGAGGACGCGGGGCTGGACCCCGACGCCTACTACAAGGCCACGCAGCGGCAGCGCGCCAACGAGCGCAAGATACGCGAGTCCAAGCGCGAGGCGCAGGCGCTGCGCGACGCCGGGGCCGACGACACCCCGGCGCGGCTCAGGCTCGGGCGGGCGCAGGCCGACCAGCGCGCCCTGCTCAAGGAGAGCCCCACGCTCGCGCGCAGGTTCGAGCGGGAGCGCGCCTACACGGAGAAGGGCAAGCTCATCGACGTGCGGGGGCTCGACAGGCAGGCCACGAGCCGGACGGCGCTGCTCGCCCGGCAGGGGACGAGGAAGGCCATCTCGGACGCCGG